AAATCTCTTTTTAATTCTTTAGAACTCATGTTAGATACTTTAGAGCCAAGCTCAGTTCTTAATACAGCTTCAGCGTGATCTACATCCATTTGCTTAGCTGCATTTAAAGCATCTATTTGTAAGTTTAATGTATCAAGCTCGTCTTCTGCTATTTCTACTTTATCAAATTCATTATACACTTTATTTTTTAAAGGGTGATATAAAGATAAAAGTTTTTGAAGTGCTTGATTTGATTTGTCTACAACTAATGTACCATCTTTAAAAATAATATGACCCATTGTAGCTTCACCTTTCTGCTCATCTACAAACGGCGTGGGTTGGTTAGTTGCATATCTTAATTCACGTTGTTTATTTTGCTCTATATCAAAATATAATAGTGAATGTTTACGTGTGTGTTTTGAGGGTATTGTAAATGTTAATGGTGATTTATTGTTTCTAAGAACATATACCCTATCTTTTATTTCCCAGGTATTAACTGGAGCTTGTTTTGTTTTTGTCATGATATAATAAAATTAAATAAATAATAAAGGTAAATGTTACCCCTGACGTTGTATCAGGGGTAAGCATTACCTGTTTGATTACACTCCTTTGAATAATACAAAGTTGTTAGCACCTTGTACACATAGACATCTTTCAGATAGGAAGTTTACTTCCATAGCGTCAAGATCACTAGTGAACGCACCACCAACAGAACCAGTCAACCACTGCTTCATACGACGATCATCAGTTTGTGATGCTCTATATCGTACGTGCAAGAATGGACGACGGATGTTAGTACCAAGGATTTGATCGTATACAGTTGAAGTACCAGCTGGGATTAATACACCTTCGATTGAGTTAACACCATCGATAGCTCCACGAGTAGAAGCATCGTTTAAGTATTTCCAATCTGTTTTGTAGAAATCATAAGAACCTCTGCGGAATCCTGAGAAACCTAAGTTCAATGCCATTTCTTCAGAGTTTTCGAATAATCCATAACCAGTACCACCTTGTGCACCGCTAGAAGTAGCCGCTAGCATATCGTCAAAATCAAGAGATGTTTGACGTTGCAAGAACAACATGTTTTCTTCAATAGCACCTTGAGTATCTAAGTTCTTAAGGATTTCATCGAAAGCATCAAGTCCAGCAGCTGCAGTAAACCCAGTGTTTACGTTACCACGAGATTCAATAGCAGCGAATAAACCTTCAGTACCTGGAAAGCTTTCAGAAATTACAGAAGTTGCAGCTTTCTTTTCACCTTCAACAACTGACATTTCTAAATAATCTTCAAAACGCAAACGAGTTTCAGACTCAGCTTTTAAGTACCATAAGTAACCAGAAGTACCGTCTTCAGTAGCAACTTCTACCCAACCAATTTGCGCGGTGTCAGAACCAGAAACAACATATTTGCTTCGGATAATAACAGGCGTATTAGAGAATTGAGTGAAAGAAGGCTGAACACTAATGTAACCAGTTTGAGCACCAGGAGTACCAGTAGCGTTAGGAAGAGTAGATCCTTTTTGATAAGAAGAACCGTAAACAAATACCTTAGCACCTGTTTGAGAATCTGTAAATCCTAAGTCATCAAGACCAGCAGCAGTAAAAGGCTCAGCAGTGATAGCACCTGAAGAATTGTTAGATGCAGTTACTAAACATTTTGCTTCGTTACCGTTAGCGTCAAGAATTACTATTGTGTCATTTACAGAAATAACGTTTTCTTTAAAAGTATCACCAGAACCACCTGGGTTAATATCAATAGTGTTAGCAGAAGCGTCAACAACAGTTACGCTATTATAAGCGATGTGTAAACGGTTTTGCTCAGACCAGATAACCTGATCAGATGTCATAGGCATTTCAGCGCCTACCATACGTAAGAAGCCTGATAGCGTTCTGTTTCCATAACGCTCTACTTCTTGTTCATAAATTTCCGGCAAATATTGCGCGGCGAAAGTTCCACCACCAGTAGAAGCGTCGAACGTCAAAAAGTTGTCCGCTAAAATTTCTTGTCTTTGTGATGGAGTAATTGATCCAAATTGTGGAGATAAAGCCATTTTAAATAGTTTTATTAGTTAAATTTTTTAGTTTTGATTTTTAATTTTGAAGAATCAAGCCCGCTAATAGTTTTAACTTTTAAGCCACCAATAAATACATCACCTGAAGTAGTTTTTCTAGGTTCAGTTGAAATATTTTTTGACTTAACCATAACATCTTTAACAGCATCAGCTTTGCCTTGCTCATAAAAGTGTTGCGCTATTGTATCAGCGTTTCTAGCAGCATATAATGCTTTGTGATAGCCTTGCATATCTGATATTTCACCTTTGTCATTTAAGAACGTCTTAATGAAGTTAGTTATATCTGATTGTGCTTCAGCTGTTTGTTTAGGATTTTTAATACCGTATCTAAATTTATTTTCACCAACTTTAAAATCAAAACCTTTAAAATTATCGTTTAGTAAATTATTAGTACGTTCTACAAAACCTTTGTGTTGATTAGCTACTGCTTTTTGTTCTTCATTGTATCTGTTAAAAAAGTCCATTGCTTTTTGTTGCTCTTGAGTTACGCCCGGTCTCAACTTGATCTCGTCGTAGTATTTACTCTTTAAGCCTTCTAAAAAGTTTTTGGCCTTAGAAACTTCCTCTTTAAACGCAATTTTCTTTTTGCGTATATCTTTTGGTTCATCTATGTCTTCATCATAATCAAAATCTTCTAACAAAAGACTTATATCTTCAGAATCAAGATGTGGTTTAGTTTGTTTGTAGTACTCACGTATAAGCGTGTTGTTATCTACGTTGGTATAATCAGCGTTAAGCCTAACATAGTCTTCAACGCTACCACCAGTTTCTTCCATAAAAGAAACAAGTTTTTCAATATTTTCTGGTAGAACCTTTTGCTCTTGTACAGCTTGCTCTACTTCTGTAGTTACAGGTGTTTCACTTGTTTTTACTTCTTCTTCATTATCTTGTACAATAGTGATAGGGGACTCACCTTCTGTGGTAGGTTCTTCAGCTGTTGTTTCGATGTTTTCTTCAGAAACTTTTTCGCTAACTTTGGATTCGTCGCGAACAAGTACTTCATCTGTGCTTTGCTCTTTAGTGGCATCTTCTTCTTTAATTATTACTTTAGTTATTTCCTGTTCTGGTAATTCTACTAAAGGTTCTTTCATGTTAACTTTAATAGGTTCATCAGAAGATTTACCTAATTGTTTTGGTTTTGTTTTCTTGTTTTTTAATGAAAACTCTCCCTCTTGTTTTACTGTTTCTTCAGCCATAATATAATAATATAAAATTAATAAAATTTATTTTTAACGAGGTTCAAACTGTTCAAGTCCAAATCCTCCTAGCGAGTCAAATCCTGATGACTCAAAGTTTTTAGGTAGTTCATCGTTTTGACGCTGTGAAATCATTTCTGATTGCTGCGTGCCTATAATTCTAGCACGCTCGTCTTTACGATCTTCTATTTCTTTTTCTTTTTCTTTTTCTACTTTAGCTCTAGCTTGTGCGAGTTGAATATTATAATTAAACTCTTCAGCCATTAACTGTTTTTTAATTTCAGCTTCTGTTTGCATGCGTTGTATTTCAAACTGAGACTTACCTTGTTCTAACTGCAATTTAGTTTCAGTGAGAGCTTGTTGCTTTTGCATTTCTGCTAAAGCTGCTTTTTCAGCTGCTTGTGCGTTTGCTTGCGCTTGAGCCTGTATATTAGCTTGAGCAATTTGTTGATCGCGTTCTTGCTTATGCTTACGTTTTATTTTAAGCATTTGATTGGCAAGTTTAATATTAGATATTTCTCTAATATCTATTACATCTTCAAGATCAATACCTCCGTTTTGCAAAGCTATTTGTATGTTGCGCTCTAGCACTTGCTTATCTTCTTCCTCAGGCTCTAACTCTAAGAATATACCAAACTCGTGCATGTTCAAGTTTTCTATCTGCTCTAACGTATCAACGTTAAACGTACTTATGCTATTCATAAGTGCATTTTTAAGCAATGGAAAACTCAAAGCGTCAGCAGCGCGAAGACTAATGTTCTCAGCGGTTCTAACTGTTATATACATTAGTGACTGTAGTATATGTTTAGTAGCTGTGTTAGATGCTGCGGCTGCTAGTTTTTGTAAACCTACAAGTGAATCATTTGACGGTTGACTACCGTCTCTAGCTTCGTTAAGCCCGGTCACATCACGTATCATCTGTAGATAATACTGATATGTTTGTACAAGCGCTTGTATTTTAGCCATACCAGAAGACGTTTGCAACTCTTGAATAGGTACTTTACCTCTGTTAGGATCACCATCTTGAGTTAAACTTCTACCAACTATGCTACCAGTTTGGAAATACATATTTAAAGCTTCTTGAGCATTGTATGTAGTTCCATTTCCAAGATCAACTTCCGCTAAACCATCAACGTCAACAAACACACCATCTGGTACCATACGAGCTAGTACTTGTTGTATTTTTAAATGTGTTAACTGAATCATATCAGCAAATCCAATACACTTGCTTACAACACTTTCTATACGACCCTTATACATTCTAGGAGCAGAAATAGTATAATTCATTTCTACTTTAGTTTGATCGCTATAAGGACGAGTCATGTTTTCAGCAAGCTCCCATTTAAGCATTTTTTCAAACCCAAGTATTTTAGCCCCGCTGTATAAAACCTCTATAGCTCTATGAGCTTTTTCAAAGTTATCGTTTTCAGGTGGATTAAACGTGTCAGGTTTTTCAAGGGCTTTTTCAAGACCTTGATCTGTTTGTTTTATTTTAAACACCTGATTGTTGTATGTTTTGTATTCAAAAAATAAAACTTGAACGTTATTGTAATCATCATCTATACCGTAATAACCTCTAGTATAGTTTACATCACCTGGGTATTTTTCTATCTCTGAAAGATCTGCATCAGTTAAATAAGGAAATAATTTTTTAACTTCTTGCAAACTCATTGATTTAACTTCTCCAACGTAGTATATATCTTCAAAGTTTGGATCTTCAGTATATGAATAAACAAGATTTGTTGGATCTACGTAATGAGTTGTAATACCGTTAGCTAAGTTGAAATCAGTTTTAGTAGCGCCAATGCCTAAAACAGTTAGATCATAAGCTACACGTTTTTTAATTTCTTCGTATTTGTTATAATCAAAAACATTTTCAATTAGCTCTTCTTCTGCTATTTCTATAGCTTGTTTGTAAGATAATTGCATGTGAAGCTCTAACTCTTCTTTACTTTTAGGCAGTTGATCTTCTGGTATGCTAGTGCTGCTTAAATCTATACCTAAATTTTGCTTTGCGTTTTGAATTAAATCTTTTGCAAAAGCATCTTTAGCAACTGCATTAGCGTGATTAGTTCTTTCAGCTATAGCAAATGGATCCGTAGCGTAAGATTTTATTTTATAACCTTTATCAGTCATACCGTTTACTACAATATCAACAAACTTAGATAGCGTAGCTACAGGTTTCCAATCTAAATTTAAATAAGACAAATCACCGTTAATAGATAGTTCATCTTTATATTTTTGAACTGACTGCTCACCTCTAGCATATAAGCGTAATTGATGAAAGTACTGCCAGTTATTTCCAAAACGACCACCAACACCTAGTCCGCGATCGCCTCTAAACCATTCGTTTTCAATAGCTCTACCTACGGCATAACCATATTCCATTGTAGACTTTTCTGCATCAGGTACTACCTGACTTGGGAAAGAACTATTAACATTAGTATATACCATCTATTTTATTATTTTTGAAATATTACCGTCGTTATTATATTTTTTAAATGATAACTGAACAGCTTGTTTTTGTTGTTTATAAACCGGTGTGTATTTATTTTTATTGCAAGCCATAATAGCTAAGCCAGAGCTAATAGTAGCATCGTGCTTTGTTCTATTGTTTATATTAAATTTAGCCCAGTCCTCGAGCGTACGTTGAAAATACATTTGACCATAACCGTTTTTTGCAGCTCCAACATAATCTTCTATATACGATTCAACAGCAGCCGCATGCGCTTGCTTTATGTCTTCAGACGAGTTAGGTATACCACCTATTTCTTTTTCAGCAACTGAAAGCTTGCTGTATATTTTATCAGGTCTGTTTATTGAAAACTGCCTGTAACCTCTACGTTTTAAATAATATAAAAGCCTTGGCTTATTGTTTTCTGCAAGTAACGGCATACTATAAAAATGTAATGCCATGAGTATATCTTCAAAAAACAAATCAGCTGTTTGAGGTCTTGCTATATATTCTAAAAAAAACATATTAGCTGGAGCTTCTTCCATACTAAATTTAGTAAGCCCGTGAAAAGCAGCTTTTGATCCGCGCTTATCAACAGTACCAGATATATCGTATGAGTCACAACCAAAAGCACCTACGTGCTCGTTACCCGGGTGCTTCACTCCATTTTTTATTATTACACGATTTTGTAGATTTAAAGGTGGTACCCATGATACTAAAAATCTACCATTGTTGTTAGGAACAAATCTAACTCTTGTATCTTGTACGTCGCCTTCCCACTGAAAACTACCACGCGTAATTAATGATTTATTTTTTACACCTTCATTAAAATCTATTTGCTCATATATTTTAGTTAGATTAAATAAAGATAATTTAGCTTCGTCTCTGAAAGCATGTTTTTCAGTTCTAGGAAACTGACGATAATATTCGTTTAAACTATCTTGATCGTCTTTTAATCCCTCTACTTCGTTTTCCCAGTGCTCAATAACGCCTGTGTAAATTAAATCACCTTGCGGATCTTTAATTGGTTTTTCTGGGTTGTCGAATACAGGTATTCCATAAGAGTCAATGAATCCTTCGTAATTCCACTCCATAGGTATGAACAAAGAATATAATCCTGAGCTAGTCTGTCCATTGCGGTTTCTTTGCGTAACGTCTGACGCATAGTATAATTTTTTAAAGTTATCACCACCTTTATCAAGAGAGTTTGATGTACTACCCATCATACACTTACCAACAACTTTTTTACCTAAACGAAGCGTGGTTTTAGTAACTCTCCAGTTATTTAAAATATTATCAGGTCTTTCCCACTTACCGCTCTCATCGTGTGCTAGCAGCTTTAATTTTTCACCGTCATAACTATTATCACCTGTATTTTTCCAGTCAATAGTTGTATCAAGTCCTTCGAGCTCTTCTACTGACTCACCTGCGTCTAACTTTCTACGCGTTAGCTTTGAAGCAGGTACTCTATACGCGAGCTCTGTTTTTGGACGGTCCATACCGTCTTGTATTGGTTTAAAAAAGAAAGGATAGTTAACAGATATCGGTACAACCTTATCAGTAAACATTTTCTTTGCATCACCACCAGATTTTGATAATATACCAAATCTTGAATCAGAACTTATTGTTGCTTGATTAACAAGCTCTGAAGATGCCATAAAGGAAAAACCAGAGCGTCGGTTTTTGAGGTAGCACATTCCATAACATCTTTGGTCGGCTTTGCAAGCTTCCCAGAATATAAAGAATAATCTGTTTGACTCCCTATAATCTGCTGCCCCAACATCAATTTTACTCCACTGCAAGAACATATAGTGAGAACCAGTGATGTAAGTAGCCAAACTTTTATTATAGAACCAAAATCCTTCATCGCGTCTTTTAAACTCTTCATCTATATAATCGTAATACTTTTCTTTAAAATTTACAGGATATTTATCCCAATCAAAAACACTTTTAATTTTTTCAAGCTCTTTAGGGTATTTAAGCTTACTCCACTTATTACTTTTGTTTTTATAAATATTATCAGGCGCAGATGGAAGTGCTATAATTAAATTTTGTATTTCAATTATTTCACCTATTGTACCGTCTTTACTTATAATAACTACATCATGTTCTACATCGTAACCATACTTCCATTTTTTATATCTATTATTTTTCTTTATAATAGACGGTTTAATGTGGTCTGTAAGCGTTTTAACTAAAGTTTGCTCGTACATTACTTAGATCTTCCTTCAGCAAAACCCTTAAAGCTTTTTTGCTTAGTCTCTTTATTTGTTTCTTCAAGCATAGCTTTTTCTTCTTCGATTCGCGTAAGTATTTCAAACGCATCGAATATAGCTAGCTTTTTAGTAGCAGCAGCATTTTTTAAACGATCTGCAGAAACATCATCTTCAGTGTTAGTAATAATCTGTTCTTCTGCTACTTTAATAAGCTCGTTAACTGCTTTTTGCCCAGCTTGGATTATATTGAGTTTCGCTTGTTTTGTGTTCATATTTAATTACAATATCTTTTGTTCGCATGCAATACAGCAGCTCATTGTCTACAACAAACTCAAACTCACTATTAGGCGTGAACCCAACTATATCACCGGGTTTTATATTTTTACTCTCTAGCGATTTATTTCCGTGCTTTAATATCCCAAGATGCTTTTTTTCTTTAGATAAATCTAGATCGTCCTTATTAACTATAGGAGCTACAAAGCACCTATTATTAAACGGGCGCCATTGCTCTATGCGTTTGTATAGATATATTTGGTCTAGTTGACAGAAATACATGTCATCTTTAAAATATTTACTACTATTAACTTCTTTACCTTGATGGTTGTAATATCTTCTAAATATATTATGATGCACTATAACTGTATCACCTACTTCAATAGGTGTTGTAATCGCTAAAGGGGTAGACACTACAATAGCTTTATTGTTCACAAACTTATGGCTTTCTATTTTAGAGTTAAGTATTAACTTCTTATCTCCAACTTTAAGCTTGTTGTCGTACCTCTCGCCAAGTGGTTTGATTATAAAATCATATACACTTCTCATTAATATTCTAAATCATATTCAATAGATATTGCCATGTTAGAATTAAACTTTTTCCAAGGCAATACCTCATTGTTTTTCTTTATATGAATATTATAAGAATTATCAGTATTGTTAAATAAAATGTATGCAATCTTATGACCGCCATAAACCTCTTGGCCTACAGAATAATGCATCGCGTCATTTTTATAATCAGAACCAATACTGATTTTTCTTATAACAGTTTCCATTATTCTTTTGTTTCTTTTTCTATGGTAGTATATTCGCCTGTTTCAAGGTCAATACTTATATTACCATATTCTTTTTCAAGCTCAACTTTAGTAGCTTCAATATCTTCATTTACGCTTGCTATTTTATGTAGCGATGCGTGCTTGCGTGTTTCTAAAACACCTATTTCATTTACTAACTTGTTAAGCTCTTGCTGTTGTTTTACAACTGCGTCTAATTGTTCTTTTGTAATTTTTGCCATTTGATTTAATTTAATTTAATTGATATGTAAATAGTTACATATTTTTTTACTCACTTACAGCTTGACCAAATCCTTGTGATATATAGCTAACGCCAAAAAAACCGTGTATACCTTCTGATCCGGGCTCTAATAACGCTCTTTTAGATTTCCAATTATCTGGCTCTGAGTATTCCCCTGTTTCTTCGTCTGCAACTAAGTTTTTCCACATTACATCTACGTGATAATTTTCTGAAAGCACGGGTGCTATTAATTCATTTCCTTCTTCGTCGTATTCACCTTGTGTTAAAACAATGTTACCAAGATCTACTACGCTGTGTTCATGCGTTGGATATTCTTGATTCGTTTCTTCATCAGTTGAAACGCCTAGCGATCTTATAGCTTCAAGTGCTTCTTGATTTGAAGCAAATTCATATTTACCTACTTTGTTCATTATTATTTTATTATTGTTTTTATCAACTTGTTAGTTGTTGAAGTTCGTCGTCTGTAAGAGTTTCGTTAAAAACGTAAACGCTTTTTGTTTTACCGTAAAAGTCGTCTGCAGTTGATGCGGCTTCAAAACGAAGTTGGTTTAACGTATTAGTAAATGTAAAGGTTTCACTTATTGAAAGAACTTTAGTTCCATTTACAAAAACAGAACTTTCTCCTGACTTGTATTTAAAAGCAACTTTGGCAAATTCAGTAATGTCGCTTACTGTAATATTCCTAAATATTTCATTTGCATCATTTGCCCTTACCTGAAAATTTAATTGGTTTGTATTGTTTTTAAAACGAAGCGTAACTGCATTATCATTTGAGCTATCACTTATTGAAATAACTCTGT